CGCCAATTCCAGTGCCTAGTACTACCCATGTGTTGGTAGTTTCGTCGTAAATATATAAAGTATGATTATCAAGCTGCACTACAACAGTGCCATCAGTAGGGAGAAGAAGCAATCTCTCCGCTGCCGTAGCTACTCGCTGTATGCCTTCATCTCTAATATTACGAAAACTCATTAATCCACCTTACCGTTTAGCGTAGCAGTGATATTACCTGCTCCACCGGATTGAGTGTATCGTAAGCGAACATATGCGTAAGCTGCTTTTTCTACATTAAGTAATCTAGACCCACTGCTACCAGAAGGAATAAAACTATCAACAATAGACCAAGTATTTCCATCGTTACTTCCTTCGGTGTACAGCGCACAAGTAGGGGCAGAAAATCCTGTCCACGAAAACTGCACACAATAAATAACAAAATCGTTGATATTTAAAGATGCGGAGGTGAAATTGGAAGCAGCACTGATATTGTTCATCAGCGTAACCGTATTTATATGGTGTACTCTTCCGTTATTACCTGCGCCCATTATTTCTTACCTAATTTTTCTTTTAACTTACTAAACCTTTTTTTGCCTACGTTGCTTTTGGTGTATTCTGCTGCTTGCTCTTGAGACATACCGACTCGTTTTGCTACCTTCGGATTATTCTCTATCGCTTTCATCAGGCGATACTGCGCCTTACTTTTAGCAGGAATAACTACCTCCTATGCAGGTTGCTTTGTTGCAACATACACTTGCAAGCTAGTGAGAGCAGCACCAGCACCGCTAAGAGCAGTAAATGCAATTCGGATTAAAGAATAAGGTACATCACTTAAAGATGCTACTCCGTTTGTAAATGCAGCAGGAACAGAAAGAGCTGTTCCAATATTTGTCCAAGTAGTACCGCCATCTAACGATGCTTGAAATTGAATGGAACCTGCTGTAGCTCCAGCAGCACCAGTTGCAATTGCTTGCAGACCAACAATAGTGCAGTCGCTAATCTCAACTGGAGATGAATTGGTAGATGTATTTGTTACAATATCAATTACTTTTAAATTTCTTGTTAAAATCGGTTGAGCCATTTTTATTCCTTTAGCATTTCCAACGTTTACGAGCTAAACACAAACGTTTTTCTGGGGTTTTAGTACAATCAATATTATGCATTTTCTTTTGTCCTAAAGACCTAGCGCAAAAACTATCTCTTCTTGGACCGCCTTCTGGCTGCGGTTTTTTTAAATTAGATCCTGTAGCTCGGTTATAAGCCTTTCTACCTGATTCTGTCAATCCGCCCTTTATGGATTTGTGAATTTTTTTAAATTGAAATTTCTTCCTTTCCATATATTAAAGTTGTTAATTTAACCTTGAGGCATCATATCTTGCGCATTAACTGGCATATTCTGGAACGGAGGAGGAGGGGTAGGCATATTAGGTAATTGCTGCCCTCCAGGATTTCCTTGTCCTGTAATCATATCTTGCGGATTAGGCGGCATACCGTTTGGCGGGGTCATCATCGGACCCATTCCTGGACCTCCCGCATTTGGAGGAGGCATAGGACCGCCCATAGGAGGAGGTACTTGACCCATATTAGGATTCTGAAGAGGCTGTTGACCAGTGAGCATAAGAAGATCAGGATCAACCATACGAAGCATATCAATATGTTCTTGAATATGGGTTTGAACAGTTCGTCTAAGATCAGGGTCCATGCGAAGTTCTGGATCAGAAAGAATTGTGCGGTGCTCCATGATATGAAGCTGATGAGTATCAAGCATATCAGCCATAACTTCTTTACCTTCCATCATGAATTCATTTTCACGCTTGATGAGAAGAAGTTCGTTCATATCAGATTCGTACATTGTTTCAATAGATCCAGTATTAATTACCTGAAAATATTCTTGAGGATTTTTAATCAATCCCATTTGAAGCATTTGTTCAGCCATCTGAACCCTACCAGCAGTAGTGCGAGCAAGGGGATTACCAACGGTAACGATAACGCGATTAATATCCTTAATGCTGTCGGAGGTAAATTCCTTGAGCATTGGTCGGTTGTTTTTTCCGACAAGCGATACAGTTTTTGGGGTTTTTGCATAATCTTTTAAGATGTTAATTAATGAAGTTCCAATGCCTTCGATAAGTTTAACGTAGTTCTGTTGAAGTCCGGAGATAAACTGAAGCGACATTGATTGAACAAGAGCAAGAGCCGTACCAGATTTAAGAGATGCTTCTGGATTTCCGCGAGTAACTGAGTTAACTCCGGAAATAGTTTCAACCATACGCTCAAGCGTTTGAAGAAAACTAAAAATTTCTGGAGAGGTAGCAGTAAGAGCTAAAGGCTCGGGCTTAGCATTACCTTCGAGAATATTTAACGCTCCTTCAAGGGAGTTAATGTCGAGATCCGCTCCACGAGGAACGAATAAGTTTTGTACACCAAACGCTGATTGGTTGGTAAGGATAGTACTATACAAAGAGTTTATCGCTTCCTGTATTGGGAAAATATCAAACATCGGAGTATATCCATAAGGAGTTCCCATGTATTCACCAGCAGAAATACGGTATACCGGAATATCGCGGTATGGAAGCGGTAAGTCAAGAAGCGTTAAATCTGAGTCTAAGAAAAGAACGTAGCGACCGTCAGGCATTGCTTCGGTGCGCTTATGAAATAATTCGTACACAGGGATGTCATCGGTTTGATCGTTAGAAAACATGGACAAACGATACGAAGTGGTTGCCATGTTTTTAGTTTGCATACCAAGAATACGTTCTTTTAATTCAGGATATTTAGCTGCTAAATTAAAACGGTTTTGAAAAGTACGAACAAGAACCCATTCGTGGTCCCAAGATTCCTTGGTTCCATCAAATACCACATCAAATGGAGAAAGCGTATTAAACTCGATCTCTCCTTCAAAATTCTTTTCTCCAGTTTCAGGATCAAAGTCGTAAAGCTCTCCAGCAGTAGCATTCCACTCAAGGCGAATAAATCCGCTGCCAAGAACTACAGCCATTTCAGTGGCACGGCGGATGCAGTCCTCAAGACTTTTTTCTCTCATGTAATAATCGAGAATACCATTAGCGAGATAAGTTTGAGCAAGTGATTTATAATCAGTGTTTACCGCTCTCGCCTCCATTGTAGGGCGATTTGCAGTAATCATGTTCAGCATATGCTGTCCAATATTGCGGAAATGATTAATAGCAAGTGAAGAAAGTTCCCCTTCTTCTCCAGTAAAGCTTACGCGATGGCTGTCTCCAGCAATAGTGGCGTTGTACTGTCCGTGATAATATAACCAATTTCTAACTAACTGATCTAAATAATAATTTTGTGAGAGTACGTTATAAAATGAGCTTGCGCGAGTAAGTGCTTCAGACGCAACCTTATTAGCCTCGTCTGCTGCCCAATATACCTCACCTTGACTGACTTTATTGTCTACACTGTAAATACTCATTAACGTTTAACCTTTAAATTTAATAACTTACGATACACATTTTCGTGTTCTATAGGTTTTTTAATATTCAAACCGAATAAATCTTCACTTCTAGTTGTTAACCCATAGCCTTTTGGATACGGATTATGCTTAAAATCTACAGCCCTTAGTAAATAGGCTAACGCGTCTACTGCATCGTAGTGAGAACCTTCTGGACAACGAGAGAACGTATCCTTTGCGGTAGCTGAAGCCCACTTTGCATTTTTTAAATGCCGTATTGTGACTTTACATTTCGGGTTAACTATCAACTTATTGTTTTGCACCATGAGCCTTAAAAAGTTAATGGCTGCGTGTTTGTCATCTTTCTTTGCTGCTTCAAATCGAACCTGATAGTTGGTAGCTTTTAATATTTCGTTAATAGCAATCAAGTTGTGATCGGCTACTCGCTTTTTAGGCTTCATGAATTCGCCAGTCATAGGGTTAGTAAACAGCCTTTCTTCTACTTTTTTGATGTCCCACCCTAAAGTATGCAGGTGCATCTCTTGTCCGTAGGTAACAAGCTCGTCTTCCACTACAATTTTGTCGTTTTTAAAATCGTAATACGCAAAGATTACCACAGTCCAGTCTTTATATCCCAAATCCATCGAAACATATGAGTCGTAAAAAGCGGGAGTCTCCCATTGCTTGATTAATTCCTTTTCTTTGTCTTCGGTAAACTCAGGAATCACAGTTCTAACTGACGATTTAATAATTTTACAAAATAATTCTCGTTGAGTAGCGTCGCTGTTGATACCGCCAAGCTCCATTATCAAATCTTCTTTCTCTTTTTTGTCAATTCGAGGGTTATCCTCAATAGTTTTTACTACAAGTGAACCCCTAGCGTCAGCTTCTTCAATATATCGAATAAAATCGTGTTCAATGTCTTCGGGCGGAGTGGAAGCGAGTAAAATTTTACCTTTTGTGATAAGAGTGGTAGGCAAAAGGATGTCTCTAATGCAATAAGCGAGGTCAGAACAGCTACCTGCCTCGTCCACAATTGCAAGATCAGAGTCGCCTCCTCTCAATCGCTCAGCAGATCCACCGTCCGTACCGGAAAGTTGTATTTCTGAGCCATTTGGGAAGTAGAAAATGTTGTCTTTTGCTCTATAGTCAGGCTTTAAATCATCGGGACAAGTCTCTAATATCTTTCTCATCAACGGACGAA